GCAAATGTTACGTCAAATGTTATTCAGTTTACAGGTCCACATTCAAGTTATAACTCGGATAATGCATTTGTTACGACAAATAGTATTAAAATTGGTTCAAATGTAAATGTTACAGGGAATTTAATATCACAAAATATTCAACTTACAAATCCAGGTATAACCGTATCAATGTCATCGACAGATACAATAACCATAGATGCTAAAAATAAAAGTTACGGTACAGCACCACTTGTTCAACTTGCAGGCGATTTAAATAGTCTCGTCTATTCAAATCTTATAGACGGTGCTCAGGTAGTCGTACCTATATTTGCATCAGGTGCAGATAGAAAAATATCAAAAAATCTTACAAATGTAAACTGGTACGTCCAGACCAGCGACCTCACTATTAAACAAAGTGAACACGGACTCATGACATTGTCAAATGTTGCAGGTAATGTATATATGAATTCAATATCTTTTACACAAAATTAGTAAATTAAATAAATCAGAACACACTTTTATATTATATATGGGCTTAAAAATAAAAAACCTTAGTATAATATAAAATATGTCTGGAGGTATTGCCCAACTCGTTGCAATCGGTGCGCAAGATGCGCATCTCGTAGGTCAACCTGAAGTTTCTTTTTTCAGGTCCAACTACAAACGTCACACAAACTTCGCCCAAACTGTCGAAAGACAAACTATCCAGGGCAACCCAGCTCGAGCTGGTATGTCAACTATCCGATTCGAAAGAAAAGGTGATATGCTCGGTTACGTCTATATCGCTAATAGAGCGGGTAATGTCACGGCTTGGAATGAAAATGTCGCCAAGGTTGAACTTTTGATCGGTGGTCAAGTCATCGACGAACAAGATTATGCATTCTCCACCTCTCTTGCACCAACAGTTATGAACCAAACGTACTCTAAAGCTAAATATGCTTCGGAAAAATTCTACCCACTCAGGTTTTCGTTTTGCGAAAATGTTCAATCTGCTATCCCATTAGTCGCACTTCAATATCACGATGTTGAATTGAGAATTACGTGGGCCGATAATGCCAGTATTGTCGGAGACCTCGAAGTGTATGCTCAATTTCTTCACCTCGATACAGATGAACGCACGGCACTTTCCAACGCACCACAAAACATGCTTATTACACAAACACAAAAGGCAATTGCATCGCTCAATAAAGTCCAGGAACTCAGCTTCAATCACCCAATGAAATATTTGGTCGCCGTGAACGGTCAATCTGCATCCGATAAAGTCAAGCTCCAAATTAATGGTACGGATGTTTCGGACGCGAAACCAGTTATCCCTCACCACACCTCAGTACCAGTGTATTACCATACACAGGCTGCAGATGTTGTTGAGAACATCTTATTGGTTCCATTCTGTCTCGACACTGCTAAACTCCAACCAACGGGTTCGCTCAACTTCAGTAGACTCGATTCCGCGAGACTCGTTTCCGATAACTCGACGTTTGATAATACTATCTACGCCGTGAACTACAACATCCTCCGTATCGAAAATGGTATGGGTGGTTTGATGTACTCGAACTAATTCAATTTTTATAGCCACTTAATATAAATGTTCTGGCAACTAGTTTTTATCGCAGCTTTTATATTTATAATTACTTACGATCCCAAGTCCGGAACTTTGAATCATCTCGTCGACTCTAAAAAACAAGAACCCACTCAGAATTCTGAGTGTAAAGAGGGACATTACCAGGAGATTCAATTTGCTCAAATGGGGTATGATTGCCCAAAAGAAAACGGTGTTCAAATGGGTGCGATTATACATACTTAAAAAATTCACTCTACATTTTAATATTATATAATGTTTACCTTTGATCGAGAAATCGTCACAATAATAGCTGTAATCGTATGTATTGTAGCCACTGCATATATGTACAAAGAACTCAAGAAAACGAACGAAGAAATGGAAGGTGTAAAGGGATTTAATGGAAAACTTGTTTCATTTTTATCCAGGCCCAAACCGTCCCCTTTTACAGAACCAGAGTCAGAAAAAGGAAACGCTTTACAAACCCAAGTAGAAGAAAAGAGCCTTGAAAATCAAGATTCCGAGGAAGATTCGTCAGAATAATCATCTCCTATAATTATAACTTGCTAATGAGCAATGAAGAAATACAAGGCTATAGCTGTACCTGTAACGTTTACGGGTGATAAACCAAAGTTTCTCACTGTCCGAGACCGACGATTCAAAGATTGGATTTTCGTTACCGGAGGGTGTAGGCGAAGAGAAATAGTAAATCCAATACGATGTGCTTTGAGAGAACTAGAAGAGGAAACAAGAGGAGTCATTTCTCTCAAAAAGGGTCAGTATTCAGATTTCAAATTCGTAGTTAAAGAAAGTCCAGGCGTTGATTTAGAATACAACGTCTTTATATTTTTCGTAGATTATACACCACAACAACAAACCGAACTTGTCAAAAAATTCAATGATGAGAAACAAAAAACAAATCTTAAAAAAATACAAAAACAACCATATAAACGAACTTACGATGAAAATGATTTTATGAATTTTGAAACATTAACAGAATTCAATACAAAAAAACAATGGGATAGAATAGTTAAAAACGTTCTCAATAATCCAGAGTTTTATGCATGCATAACTTCACTCAATAGAAAAACCTTCTCTATTAAATAATGAAGTCCAAAGCTTACATACTCTCACAAATTTCGCATCTTCTCGTTGAAAGACATGGTTATACACAGGAAAAAGCAGATAGGTACGCAGAATTACACAAAGAAGATAAAGTTTATGAACTTCTTGTTTTAAAAAAGAATTTATCAGAACAGGAAGAGTATCCAGAAATATCGTATAGAAAATCAATTTGGAGACATCACTACGATAGTGATTAATTAAATCAATATAAAAAAATAAAACTACTACTTGGTAAGTAAACCATGTTTAAAACATGGTGTAAAGAACAGGGATTCTGGAACAATACCAATGTATCACATGTGCTCATGGATGGAGGTGTCCTCTCAGTGCCATTTGATAGATTGAATGATTTCTATATTAAATACACAGATTCCTATAATTCGGGGGAAAAAATATTTGTGGTCGAACAGAAAACTGAAAATTACAACTTTTTCGTGGATATCGATTACAAAGATGAAGATGAAATAGAATTTTCAGAACTCGAAAACTATTGTAAAATAATATGCGAAAGAGTTAAAAAATTGGGGGGTAAAGAAGCACTCATTTCCGTAGCTCAACCAAAAAAAGTAGGTCATCTAGTTAAGACGGGTATTCACATAAATTGGCCAGATTTTATCGTAAATCAGTCATCAGCTTTAGCAATACGAGAAATTCTAGTACGAATAATGAACGAGTATTACGGTTCAAGAAATTGGAATGATATAATCGATGAAGCCGTTTACGGGAGTTTAAAAAGAAAAGCCAAGGGAAGCGGATTTCGGATGCCATGGTCACATAAAAAGGGAAAACATGATGAATGTTCCGGTAAAGGGTGTGCAGAATGTAACTATACCGGAAAAGTAACTCAAAGTGAATACAAGCCTATATTTATATACAGATATGGTCCGTTTCAATTACTCGAAACTATAGATGGTCAGGTCGCAGATGTTAAAATAATGAACATGGCTACTTTACGTACAGAGAGAGACGATCCCGTGATAATAGAAAGTAAATATTCAAAAAAATCAGAAGGGTCTTTTACAACTGCACAGATAAAAAACGAATTCAAAGATCAGGAAGCTATTAGTCTTGTAGAAGAATTTGTAAGAAAAAATTTAGAAGGTCAGAATTTATCGAGGATAACAAAAATTTATGAAAATAAAAACCAGTTTCTCGTTTCAACGAATTCATTTTATTGTGAAAATAAAAAGTGTAACCACAATTCCAATCACGTGTGGTTTCATATATTAGGAGATACTATAGCACAAAAATGTTTTTCGACTACCGATACAATGAGACATTTTGGATTTTGTAAAGATTTCACCGGAAAAAGACACCAACTCTCTTCTAAAATTACGAATATATTATACAAGGATGGTAAAGTTGAAAAATATAAACCAAAAAACAGTGTTACAAAAACAGAACCCGTTGATTTTGAACAAACTATTGAATTATTGAATCTTTTCATAAACAAAAACGTTTTCAAAAACAAAAACCTTAAAATAAAAAATATAGAAACTAAAAATACTAAAAAACATATTGTTTTAACATCGTATTCATGTGAAAAATGTATAAGTAATGTAAATTTTGAAATAGAAAATAAATTACTTATACAAAAATGTAAATGTAAATCACCACCTAAACATATATTAACCAATAAAATATTACAATCTTTATAAAAATGTTAGTTTTGATAATAACGAGTAAAATACTTAAAAGAAATGTGTTAATACTAATTAAAGCATGTCTGTGTCTCGAAAAACACGCTCAGGACGATTATCAAAAGTACCAGAAAGATTAGAATTATTTGAAGAAATAGAAGACGATTTCAAGGACGATGAATATGATACAGACGTCGATCTTCTTCAGACGGACGACGAAGATATATGTTCAGAAGACGAAGAATCCGAATGCGATTCAGATGAAGATGAAAACGGTAATTTGAAAGGATTTGTTGTTGACGATGACGAAGACGAAGATGTCGAAGAATCTTCTGATGATGAAGAATATTCAGATAATGAGTAATATCAGGCTTAAAAAAAAGAATTCAATTTATATAAATGGAAGCCGAAGTTGGAACACCTATTGAATATAACCCAGAAGAGTTTTTAAACAAGGATAACGACTTACATGAACAGGAACCAGAAAATAATGAACAATACTATGTTCAACCACAGCAGCCAATGTATACACAACAGTTAATACAACCGGAAAAACAAGATATATTTTCTAATTTAGATAAAACCGGGTACGTTATTATATTTGTTGCATTTTTATTAGGGTTTTTTATGGGTAAGACTATGCAACCTGTTATTTTAAGACCTGGATAAATTTTTACCACCTATCCAATATACAGTCGATGGGGTTTGTTGACCCATAAATTCACCAATTTCACCATATGATGATTCAGTAAAATAAGATCTACTCGTAACTAGTGGATCATCAAATGTATTTTTCATAACTTCAGACGCAGTTACTTCGTCGTATGTCGCTTTAGAATCACTCGATGTTTTTTCTAATTTATTTTTTTGGTTATTATACAATCTCAAAAATAAAGTTAATACAAATATCAAAATAAGAATGGTGATTATATTCAATATAATACTCAACATACTTACATTTAAATAACAAAATTAATTTACGCCTGTTCATTTTCCTTATCATCAGATGTTACTTCTTCTTCACCGTCGTCTTCAGTTTCTTTGACCTGACCTTCTGTCGAATTTTCAACAGCAGCTTTCTTAGCTTCTTCCTTCATTTCCATTTCTTCTTTCTCAATTTTTTCCTTGAGTTCAGCCTCGCGCTTAACTCTGACCATTTCCATTTCTTTAGCAACAATCTCATCAGCTTCCTTAACCAAATCTTCCATATCAGCGTCTGGTTTTTCTTTTTGGAGGCGTTCCAAAACTTCACCCGGATGGCTCACTGGAGTTTCATCGGGTTTGGTATAAAACTTGGAATTCTCGTCTCCACCTTTAAAGTACGTATCAGTTCCCGGAGCCTTAACAGCCATCATATCCGTTTTACGTTGCGAAAACATGGCAGCGGCTTGAGCTTGATTTTCTTTGTACCCCGTTATGAGTTCTTCAAGCTTTTCATCCGTATAATGTACATCTTCAATTTGTGCCGGGTCAGGTGGAATCAATAGCCATTTATACATATCGACAACATAAATATCAAAAGTTGCGTCTTCCTTTTGAAGACGTTTAGCATGAGAAGCAGCTTCTTCACGCGTATTAAAAGCACCCCTAATTTTAATTCCAAACTTATCATTCTTTTGTGGCGCTTCCGGTCCTACTACAGAAAGACAGGCGTAAAGTTGACCTGGTACGGTTGTGTAATCTTGTTCAAGAGACATTGTTTATATGTAATTACATGTACTTAAAACTTTAAGTATATGAAATTGTAAAGAATGTATTGGAAAAAACAACCTGTTAAACATGACGTAACAGAAACAAGTAAGGGAGAGATAGATTCATCAGAGAACCTTAAACTTGAAAAAAACGTGTTACCAGACGGATATGAGTGGGATTCGTGTTATTTAGAAGAATTATGTATGTTTCTTAAAAAATATTATATACGAGATTCAAATTATGCGTTCGATTATCCACTCGAATTATTAAAATTGGCGACTGATGAAAAATTCATAATATCTATACGCGATACCGAAACCAAAATCATGCACGGGTGTATTACAGGTGTTCCTTCAACCGTAAATGTAAACGGAACGTCATTAAAAATGATTCAAATAAACTTTTTATGTGTAGATAACGATTCGCGTTCAAAAGGATTTGGACCTTTACTCATAAACGAAATATCACGTCGTGCTCGAGAATATAATATTAGACAAGCTGTATACACTATAGTTAAACGTGTATCTCCACCGCTAACAGAAGTACGCTATTGGCACAGACTTATAAACGTAAAAAAACTAAATTCTATAGGGTTTTCAAAAGCACGCGAAATACCAAATTTAGTATTAGGATCATCGAGATTTAGGGAAATGACGAAAAAAGATATCCCACGCGTTACACAAATGTTACAAAATTACCTTCTTAAATTTAAATTGTATATTGAAATTGATGAAAAATATGTTGAAACATGGTTATTACCACGTAAAGATGTTATGTATTCCTATATAAGCGATACTACCGATCAGTTTCTTTCTTTTTATAGTATACCTTACGTACACGTAGAATCTGGGATTGTAGTAAAACAGGCATACACGTTTTATAACGTAGGAAACTGTTTGAAAGATGCGATAATAATGGCACGCAATAGAGGTTTCGACGTTTACAATTGTACAGATATAAGTGTAAGCGGAGAAGAACTCGTTTTGAATAGATTTATGAAAGGTACGGGTATAAATAATTATTATTTATATAATTGGAATGTTGGTGAAAAAATAATACCAAGGGATATTGGATTTACATTAGTTTAAGGTTTCCATTTAAGAAACGATGGTAAAGCGGCTAAACCACCGAGTACTATAACAGTGTCTATGAAAAGGACTTTATTCTTAATTTCGGGACACCAATTCTTATACTTGATGATCTGTTCTGAATCTTGAGGTTTTATCCAGTGGTAAAACATGGCGAGGTATGTTGGACCGAGGTTTCTTTCACAAAGGAACCAGTGATCGTAGTAGGCGAGTGCCACATAAGGTACATATAAGAGTACTAGAAGGACCCACTTATTTCTATGGGGCAAAAACCAGTAACCACCTGATAATGCTAACGTAAACCATATACACTTCCAATTTGCGACGGGTTGAGTATTATCACACTTTTTATCTTCGATTTCCATTTCTACTTGTATTTCTAAAATGAACCGAGATAAAATTTTGGAATGGTTTGTTCATGTTT